GCTTTGAGTTCTTCCCACAAGTTAAAAGTAGCAGCACCATCAATGGAGCAGTACTTCAGAAATTTTGGACTTTTGGGGTTTTCAGGCTCGTATTCGTCATAAATTGACCAGGCAGGATCGTACTGACTTTTCATCAGATCTTTGAGACTGGTTTTGGCTTTCCAAATGTTTACGTGGTTCATAAAGCATTTAGACATAATGGCAGTGTCCACATAATTTTGTGGCAAACAGCCAACTCGGTTGTACATAATCTGTAAATCAAAAAGAGCGTTGTGTATTACAAGCAGACCTTTATGAGAAGCAATGAATTTCCAGATAAGCATTTCTGTATGAATGGTATCTGGAATCAGTATTTCACTGTGATCTTTTGATAGACCAAAAACAAAGTGGGTGGTTAGTACCAACGACGGAAAGCTTAGACCAGAGTTTCCGGCTACCATTCGATACTGCTTAATCTGATCGATGGTTAGATCCGGGTCCTTGTCTAAAAGCTTCTGAGCCGTCTTTCTGTCTTGCTTCGGGTAAACTCCAGAGGTTTCAGTGTCTAAGCTCATTACACTTATTTCAGACAGTCTCTTGAGTTTCTTTTGAATGTTGTAACGTGTTGCAGTAACACCGTAGGTGACTTTAATCATTATCAAGAATCCCGATAACGTCCCTGGCAAAGAACTTACCAAGGATATTTTCATTTAAAAACATGGGATCGGCAATAGCATCGAACTCAAACAGCAAGGCAGTCTCAACGTAAGTAGAAGACTTCCTGCAGCTGCATTGATAGAGAATCTCCCGGGAGAGAATCTCAGCAGTCTCAGATTCATGACTTCCAACATACTTTTGGAAAGGCAGGTTAGTGAGAATAATTCGGTTACGCTTTTTGCCCTTCAGAGGAGGCTTTCTTCTAAGAGAACGAACGGCCTTTTTGCCGATATATTTCATACCATCAGCATAAGTGATCAAGTACACAATATCTGTACACTCGGGCAAAAGGTCGTCGTGGTTTTTAACAGTACGTTCCTTGTAGATCCAAAGGACCACTACGCAATTCTCCGCAAAGCAGGAACAATCAACGTTCGGTTAAGCCTGTCTTCATCCATAGAATCTACCCAATAATCGTTGATTTCATGGGCTAGGGTTTTTATGTATTCCTCACCAGCACCCAGATCGATTGCGTAAGCCAAAGCTCTGTACATAAGAACAGACCGTTGGCCATTTTCAGCTTCAAATGCGAAGAAAAAAGTCTCCCTCGGATCTTGTAGCTTAGTATCTTTCTGAGTTTTAGGCAGAGAGGTAACAGGCTTAGGTTTGTCACGAATACGAGCAGCTGCACGTTCAATCAAATACTTGGTTTGGAGTGTTTCACCTTCCAACTGTTTAAATACAGTCCTATCTTTGTAAGACAGGAATATCTGACTCTGAGGCAGGATATCTACCACCAAGCCAAGCTCTTCACCAATTTCTGTTAAGAACTCTTTCCACATACGCTCATCGATATCGACAATAGAATCCAGTTCCATGATTACACGGAATTTGAATTCATTATCTGGATCGCTTGTTCTAGCGATGTAGTGGTTATACTGGCTCAACAATGTGTGAGCTTCGTAGTCGGTCAGCATAGATTTATCGATGTCTAAAACAACGAATTTAGTTCCATTGATCAAATTAGCTTTGTTGCGTTCACCGTCTTTGAAAGCAAATGAGCTGTACGCTGCATTTTCTTGTAGCAGCAGCTCTATTTCAGAAAACTCAGTTTCGTAGAACTCATATCCATGACTACAATTTCTGGACATGTAATCTTTCATTTCAGCGTCTTTTAGGTCCTCTTGAAAAATGATGTATGAAACACCAACAGTGTTGGTTTTGATAATTTCCTTGTACTGGATACCACCGTCAACCATGGTATAGGAACCGTGCTCATCATAGCTGTTTGCCATAGTGCAAAGTTCTTCAACTTTTGATTTTGATGATCCGGTACCACCGATATAAGACATTTTTCTAAGTTCGTGCAGGGACAAAAAGAACTCACCATCTTGTGATTTGAACTTGCACAAATCTGAAAGCTGCTCATAAGGCTCTTTAACAAGCTCTTTTTCAAAGTCAGCCATGTCAGATGATAGTGACTCCACAGTGTTTATGGCACATGCGTAAGTTTTTTCATCGATCACGTCATAATTTTGAAGAATTGCGTAACTGCCAGCTAATTTAAGAGCCAACCACTGCTTGTGCTTCCGACTCAGTTTAGAAATCGGGTATTTATTAGACATCTCATCAGAAACAATATTGTTTATCTCTAAATACACGTCAAACAGTTTTCCGGCTTCGTCAGAAACCTCAAGAGGTACAATGCTTGTTTTTTCAACCAGTCCTGATGTGAATTCATTAAGATCGTGCTGAGCTTTAAGAACACGATCACGCTCTTTCTCTTTCATAGCGTACAGCTCATCAATTGAGGTTATTGACAGAGGTGCAGGCTGTTCTGGAGTGAATGTGAATATGCTTCGACGAGCAAGCTGAGTATTAAACACCAACTTGAATCGGTTCTTGATCTCGTTGTTGTACAGTATGGCTTCTTGAGATCCGAAAAACAGAGCATTAACCGGTAACGCTTTTACGTCTCCGGTTTGATTCTCGTTAGACTTAACGATTTTTGGAGGAATATTACCCAAATCGTATGCCACAGCAACGGTTTTTATGATGTCAGTCATTGAACCGTTATTTTGGAGCTCAGAGCCAATCTCAGAAGACATGATAGACCCGGCACCAAGAGGGTTAGACGCTATATCAGCGAAATGGTGTATCAACCCCTCTACGGTACCAAGACCTGTTTGCAAAGGCTTAGGAGAGTGGTAATACTTCTGCCAGTCTTCCTTTTTCTCGCCTTCCAGGATTGCCATGTTCTCTGCTTTGGTTCTGGCATACTCTTTTCGAACATCCTCCAACTGTTCGTAAGCATCAGACATTGATTTGCGGATAGTGTTTAAAGACTTATCTTTGGACGTACCTGAAGCACTCAAAGCAAACACAATAGCGTTTGTAGGTACCAAGGTTCCATCATACAGCTGGATGGGTTTACGCAAGTGAGAGCTGAAAGTTATAAGCTCACTCAATGTAATGGCCAGTTTCAGTTTGAAAGGTATGTCACCAGAAATGGTGTCGATACCCTTCTTGACGATGTGCGGGATCACGTCAACTGACGAAGTTCGATCCGACACATACTGTTCAAGGAGAGCTTTGGTTTCCATTATGCACCTACTTCGTTAACAACATTTTTGTAAAACTGAATCTCATCAAATTCGTAGCCAATGTTCATTGCTTTTGGCAACGTAACAGGCCGGCCGTAACCACTAGCCAACCTAAATTCAAAAATTGTCTCAAGAACCGCAAAATAAAATTTGCGAAGCAGTCGGTCGTTAATTACAGAAGACATGACCGACACAGATTTTTGGTCTTTGTGAGAGAACAACGGAATTGATGAGAAAAAGTTGCGGGTGTCATCCATAACACAGTTTTCAATTGGAAGAACCAGCGTAATCTTAATAAAGATATGACGACGTTCAAGTTCTTCAACAGTTGCCAACAGCTTAGCAACGTTTTCACGAACAGTAGAATTCTGAACGTTGTACGGGTAGCTAATGCTGACGTAAAGCTCATAGAAAAAGTCGATGTACTGGTGTGAAGGAGTGATAACACAATCTGGCTCACCAGAAACGTACTTGCCTACATCAACATCCACTTGTGTACCATCGGCAGTATACTGGTAGTTTTCATAAACTTCTTCTGTGATTAGTCCACGTTTTAGTAAATTCTCACGTACCAGATTTCGGATAGAGTCCTGCTCTTCTTCAGGAAAATCCGTCTCTCCTTTAATGAGCATATCCAACGCTTTTGCATAGCTCATTTCACAGTAATTATCCTGTTTTTGTGAAATCATCCCAACTTCGTGTTTGAAATGTTCAAGGTTACGAAAAGGTAAAAAGTGGCATTTTCCCATAGTGCCTAACCAGCTTTCTGGAAAAATATCGTATAACGGCATAGCCATATCAGTATTTTTAATGGTCATTTTGACCTCCTGCATAAGTAGTTTATTTAACGCCAATCAGTTCCGCTAAATCGTGAACTGTTTCGCAATCAGACTGTTTGATAAATTTAGGCATTGAGTTTAGTGCATTTGTGAACTCTTGAAGAACTGCGGGGTTGTCACCTATTATTCTTTCAAAGAACCCTTCTGTTAGGTCTAATTGTTTTCTTTTGTAGTACCGCAAACTATCCCTCATAGATACTGATTTTGAAGAGTTGTTCTGCTTCAAAATTTCTCTTAAAGCTGAAATCTTCAATGTAGTTGATGAATCAACCAATGACTTTTCTAGATTGAGATCAAGAGGAATAATTACTATGTCAAAACGATCAAGAGTAGCTGCGTCAAGACGAGAACGCCCAACGTAACTGTGATGTTCGTCTTGCGGATTAGCTGTAGCCACCAGCCGGAAATCTTCATGTATTTGAACAACACCAACAGGGAACGATATGTACCCATTCTCTATTGTATTCAAAGACAGGATTACGTTTGCATCTGCAGCATCAATCTCATCCAGCAAGAACAGACCGCCACAAGTAGCAGCTTTGTAGAGCTGTGATTCGATGTACGTTCCGTTTACGCTTACAAATCCCAGTAGATGGGATAAAGTAGTTTGACGAGTCATTGATATGCTGTAGAAATGAAGATTCAGAGCTTTAGCAATATCCATAGCTATTGTGGTTTTGCC